TTACACTATTAAGAAGTGATTACTAGCTTAGTAGTTAGATTACCGTTCAGTGCAGTCATACCAGACCATGTCCCCGCTGCTACTGTGGAACGGAAAGGATTACTTGGAGATTGAACAGTGTTCGTAACCATAAGAGGCATAAATGGTGCGTACGCCAACGGTGCGTTAAAGTAATTACCAGCATTACTCATAAGAATAATGTCATTATCACCAACAACTGCAGTACCACGAATGACTGGCACACCATCATAGTAGCCATAAAGACCTACAGAAACAGTGGCAGCATCAGGTGCAATCTGAAAATCTGGTAATCCACGAAGGACAGCAGCAGCACTCTTACCTACAAGATATCTATTAGCAGTAGCTGCACCACTATTAGTATGTAGACGAGCTTCAGCAGCTGCAAGACCATCAATGAATGTTAACTTATGTTCAGCATAAGAAACACCACTATCAGGAGTCTTGCTCCAATTATCAGATGCCCCTGCAGGAAGGTTAGCAATAATAGCTTTTAGTGCAGCAGTATTTAGAACACGAGTTAGTTCATTTGTTAAATCTGCAGCTACTTCATCAACAGCAGAACGTCCAAAACGCTGGCTAAATGCAAAATTGGTGAAAGCACCGACATCAGATGCTAATGCCCAGATTTGAGCACGAATATCTTTAGTTTGTAAAGTTCCTTGAACTTTATCTAAAGAAGTGGCACCATCAGTATCAATATCATAAATGACATCAATAGTTTTCCCTGCACCTGGATTTGCAGTAAAATTGATAGTCCAAGCTCCAGTAGAATAATTGATAGTACCAGAGAACCCAAACCCTAGAATATTACCTGCACCATCATCTTTACCATACCCTACACCTGTAACATTAAGATCCATTCGATAAGGACGAAGAGGTACAGTGGTGATATTACCAGCATAACTTAGAGTACTATTTACAGTGGTAGCTAGAGTTGCTTGTTGACGATTGCTACCTAAAGCGCCAGTACCAGGATTATCACGAGTAAGAGGAGAAGCAATAGTATCACCAGCAGCATAACCACCAGAGGCTTGCTGAGCTACCATATTACGGTAATACACAATTCCATGCTCTTCTGCCATTGGTTGAATACTAGCTACCAGCGGCAGGATTGAAGCACCAACAGATGCTGTAATAACATCTAGAGCAATCTGAGGAATTGAGCCTAGAGACCCAAGGTTTCCTTGAGATTCACAGAATTTTGAATAATTCTGGAATTGATCAAGCTGTTGACCAAGAGCAACTACTTCATAAGGAGAAAGAGACTCTCCAATTTTAGTTTTAATGGAAAAGGATTCATAGACATCAATATATTCCTGATATTTATCAGCATAAATATTAGCTTGAGTATCTACAGATGCCTCATTGATTTGAGCAAGAGTTTTAATTCCATGTTGCATAATATATTCCTATCATCGTTTAGTTGTTAGTAGTCTGGCAGCTAAGCTCATAGTACCAGACTTTCTTGGATCCTTATTATGAGCTTCTTGGATCCTTCTAGCGAATTTATGACTACGGTTTAATAAACGTGAAGACATAGACTCTGTTACTGGAGAATTAGATTTTTCATCTTCTTCTTCTTCATTACCTTCACCGTCCATTTCACCTTCGCCTTCTTCATTAGATTCACCTACAGAAGGTGCAGCATCAGTGGTAGAATCACCTTTGATGCGTGAAATGATTTCTTCAGCTTCTTCTAATGTTTCACACTTATCACATAGTGTCTTAACAGTATCAAAATCAACTGAATATTTATCAGCTAAATTCTTGAGTTCTTGCTCTTCAAGAGCTTCCGTCATTTCATTAGCACGATTAATAACAGATTCTAATTCCTCTACTGAACCAAGAGCACGGTATTTCTCTAACTCTGCAATAACTTCCTGAGCAGCATCAAGAGCATCACGCACTTCAGATGGACCGCCTAAGTCACTATAATCTTTATTTTGATCATCAGGAGTAGAAGCAGCTTGCTCTAATTCTTCTTTTGCATCATCTAAAGATTGTGTTAGTGAATCAATAGTCTCTTCACCATTCTGAAGTGATTCATGAATTTCTTGAACTGTTCCAATAGAACGATATTGTTCGAGTTCTGACAG